CATATCCTTTTCATTGAATAACACAGAGTCGGACAAGACATCCGTTTCCTTGATCGTTGAGTTCTTTTTCAGTGTATCTAAAATGCCCATGAGGTCTCCTGGTGGTGTTAGAATTTACGGAGGGTATCGACGAGTGCCGCAAAGATATAATCCTTGGCGCGTTGGTCCGTTGATAGTTCATGATAGAGCACCATACAAGGATGTTCCTTCTTATCGGCATCCTTGACGGGACCATAGATCCAGCCATCAGCTTGCTTGAATTTGAACCAATTGGTATGGCTCGCGTCAGGACTGGAATCAGGATTGGCAATATGAAAGGTCACGCCATCCACCGCCGATTCCTTAATGTTGGCAGGCACCATCGACCAAGGTAAGTGAGTGTAATCTCCCAAGGCATGACAGTACGCACGGTTCGCTTCGTGACAGGCTTCGGCAATTTGTTCATAGGTTAAACGCATGAGATCCTCCATTGGTGATATAATAACACATTCACACAGAAAAGTCAATGAGATTCTTCTGTAATCGTCACGGGTACGATAGCCGTACCATTACCATAACAATCATTCATGGCGCAATACCACATCCAATAATGGGGACCCGGACCTTCAAGCCGGCGTCCATAGATTTTCCTGTTACTGAGGTATTCAGCTCCACACCGGGTACAATGGACCAGATGCGCGGGAACAATATGGCATCCTGGTATCGCTTCAAAATGTGCTTTCATGCGAAAAAATCCTCCAAGCTGAGTTCAACTTCTGGCTTCCATCCAATGACGTTGAGGACAATATTCAAAGGATCAAGAAAGGATTTCGCAAACTGAGTATCATAATCCACACAGGTCTGTAGAGAAAATTCTTTGGGGCATCGCGTCAGAAACGCCATCACATAAGAATTAAACCTGTTCGGTTCACGAAGATAGATATACTTCAATTTATCTCCGTCATTGATCCGCTCATAATGTCCTTCTAATCCAAGCTGTTCGATGAAGTAATTGTAGACCAGGGCACCTCGCGCATTGATGGGTGTTCCACCGTTACAGACCACACCAGGATCATCTTCAATCAATTCCAGGATACCAGTGGCTTCACCTTTACTCTTCTCGGTTCCGCTGACCGAGCGCGGGAAGGCAATCTCTTCAAGAGGTAAGGTATTGAACTTCGAGCGAAAGTCTGCAATAAAGGCTTGAAGTTCCTGCTCGGAACCGTTCATAATGATCTTCAGGGCCTCTCTAATTTTTGCACGACTCGCCGAAGGGGTCGAGGACTTGATGGCTTCTAATCCTGTGATCTTGATCTTAGGTTCGGTATAGCGTACCCCTTCTTCATCATAGACGTTCAGAATATACCGTTTCTTGGCCGTCCAGATCGCCGTATCACACAATGATTCCCGCTTCATCTGCATCTTCTGCCCATAGGCATGCACATAATCTGATAAGGACTGGAAGGCCGGGTCGATGACCGAGGATTGGATATTCATACACGCATGATCCATCCAATCAATGACCGCGGAGGTGGCAGGGTACTCCACCTGTTTGGTGATCTTGTTCCAATAGACTTTATCCACCAATGGACCCAAGTTCAGATAGACGGAATCGGTATCCATGGCCAGGATATAATCCACCCCCGTCGTCTTCAAGAGTTTCCCCATGTACGCATTCAACTTCGATTCCACCCAATGAATGCTCAACTGACCCGCCAGGGTCACACCTTCGGCAATGCGAACATCAAAGAATCGGAAAAATTCATTACCCATCGCCCCGTATGCGGAATTGAGTGCCACCTTCTTCGCTAATTGGAGAATCTTATACCGAGAAATAAGATAGAGCAATTCCTTCTTCCGAACAGGATCGGTACAGACTTCCTTCTCTTTTTGTGCGGCAAGCTGCTTCTTCTTATAGATCACACGACCATCATACATGGTCTGCATAATCTCAGAGAGAAATCCTTGTTTATCCGTCCGAAAGAACTGACCATTCGGCGTCATGGTACAGCCTTGAAGTTTTGATAGATCAATCTTCTGTTCCAGAAGTTTAGTGACCGTCACCCCTTGTGCGAGCACCTCTTTCATCGCCGGGGTATACTCTCGTTCTTCAATCAGCATCTCAGGAGAGAGGTTGTACTGCATGATCAAATGGGGATACAAACTATTCAAGTCGAACGATCCCACCCAACGATGACGACCCAACTGCGGGACCTTCACAAAGGCGCCTTCATAGGACTTATCTTTGTGGTGCGTCCGTTTCTGAGGCACAATAATGTTTTTCTTGCGGAGATGATTATAACAAATACAATCCCACATGCGGACCTGGGTAAACACATCATCGAAATTAGTTTTGTTGTCATACCCCAAGGTGATAGCCATGTCGATCAATCGGCTCTTGTCGTTCAGCTTGGTGACCAGTTCAACGTCTCGAATGTTATATTCAATGAACTTCTGGTAATTTTTGAGATATAAATCCTGGAGTGAATCATATTCGTCGTAGGACAACTTAGTTTCATCAAGTTCGATGGCGGCGATATCACCCAGCTTATAGGATTCTTGGGAATAATTGGGGGCATACTTCCGAAATAATTGGAGATAGTCAAGCGTACAGATTCCTACCAGATCCCAAGTCGAGATATCCTTCCCATAGAAATGTTCGATCTTATTCTTGAGGATACCCCAAGGCGACAGTTTATTGCCTTCATCAGGATTCCATAAGTTGGTGATGCGATTGACCAAGTACGGAATATCAAAGGTCTTGACATTCCAACCTGAGATGATATCCGGCGGATCTTCGGTCCAGAAGGCCAAGAACTGTTGGAGCATATGCTCCTCAGACTCACAGTGATGCCAACGAACATCCCCGCGATGGGGGGTATAATTCCCATAGCCAAACACATGATAATTGGCGCTATTGGATAACTTCACTGTGATAGCCGTCACGGGTTGTGCGGCCTGAGCTGGATGGGGAAATCCCTCGGCTGAGCCGACCTCAATATCGAGATAGGCGACCACCACATCTTCTAACTTCCATTGAATATCATCTTCGGGATGTTCTTCCGCAATGAACGCATATTCATGGGAGGCCATACCATAGGTTTGAAATCCTGCCACCTTCTCATAGCGTTTCTTATGAAGGTAGGCCTCATACATGTTCGCAAACTGAATAGGGGCAAGATATTGCCCTTGAAGATTGGTATAGGGTGTGGGAGTGGGGGACTGAAGATAGGCGGTCGGCTTATACGGAATTTTTAACCGTACAGGCCGACCATCCTGGATGCCGCGATAGAGCAGATTGGAGCCAGACACAGCTACATTGGTGTAATATCTCATTTTGCTATTATATCACAACGGCCGTGTGATGTCAAGCTTATACGCGATGGAGTCCGCCAGGGATGCTGCCAGGCGTAGGCAGAATCAATCCCGAATCGGAATAGTTCTGGCGATACGCATTCTCTACCTGAATGAGTGGGGTCAGGTTATGAAGAATATTGGCCAGTTCAAATGGAATACCGGTATCGAATTGCTCGGTAAATTCCAGATAAGGATTAAATCCGAGTTGACCCTTCTCCCCTGGGGTTCTTCCTGGTACAATACCAACCATGACTGGGCGCTTGAGGACCACTGGAGGCTTTTCTGGTGCAAATGTTCCATGAGACCAGGCACTGACTTCCACCAATTCACCACAAATTGGTCCGACCCCTTGAATCATCAACAAGACAATCTTCGACATAATCTACTTCTCCTTCTTCATAAATGGGGTGAGTTCCGGCGGTGTCCAATCCGCAGGTTTCAAAATTTTCCCGTCTTCACGACGGCGGACATGTCCTGTACTCGGATCGACCTTCGCCATATTGGATCGCTGGACTTCATTCCAACCACCTTGACCATCCCATCCACGCTGAATCATATGTCCGATAATGACATAGATCAGATCCAGGCAGGCATCGAATTCTTCCACTTCATCGTTGGCCGCGACGGCATCAAACAATTCGGTGAATTCTTCTTTGATCAATCGATGATAAAAATTATGTTCAGGTCGATGGGTATCAAACTGATTGGTGGCCTCTTGAAACGCCTGGACATCATTGATCATGCTACAATGCCTTTCGTATAGATCACTTGACCTTTCACACGACTAGAGGTAAAGACTTCTTTTCTTGGCTTCCATTGATCATCAACCCCGACCACAATAAGTCGCGGGGCCGCACACCAACTCACATGGACCCAGCCTGAATTGGGATCGCCTGGGGTATAGAATTCGAGAATGACTTGATCGAATCCCCACAGATGATCTACACACCATTGCGCCAAGGTCACATTATCCACACCCCGAACTTCAAAGTCCACGGCCTGACCTGTGCAATGCTTACTAATCTTGGTCAAGGTGGTGGTCAGAGGATTCACCACCATATTCAAGGCCATGGAACGATACCCTGAATTCACGATCACCGCACCATAGACTTTCCGAACAGGTTCCAAGACATTTTCACAGACCAATTGCAGATTAGCGAGATGTTCGTCCGTTGGAGTATTATCGACCCCCATGCGGATCGCCGTACCAGAACGAGTCAGTTCTTTATAGGAAAAATGAGGTGTGATCAGCCGTTGTTCAGACATGAGGTTCCTCCTGCAATTGTTGAATGAGTTGTCGCATAATGATCTGCCCCACTTGTTGATTGAATAATTCACCGTCCCCATCAGAGGCCGATTGGACGGTCTCAAGACCCAGGGTGACCGTAAAGGAGATTTGAGGTGTGGCCTCATCCACACGCACATCAGAGACCTGAAGCGAAATGCCTTGGGCCTGTTGTCCTGGAAACATCGGTGTCAAGTTCGCTATCAGGTCCATAATCCTCGGCGGACTTTCATCAGACGGATCAGTTGCACTTCGTCCTCGTCATGGAATTTTTCTTCAATCGCCCCTGCCGTTTCAAGTTCCGCAAAATATTTAGCCTTGAGACCATCGGCATCCTCATCCCTATTGAACAATTCTTTGATACCACAATGAAGATCGGCGACCTGCTCCCAGGGGTTCATTCGGGCTGGCCGTTCCACGGTCCACCAGGTATACAAGGCGAGCGTTTCTCCTGCATGATGCGCTTGACTCGGTGAGTCTTCTAGCGACATGGCCCAGAGCAAATGCTTACATCCACCGACGGCATCCCGCCTGGCATCTGCATACCACGACACAAACGGAATATAGCGACCCCAGCGATACCAACGGGCGACATCTTCTCCACACCAACGGGAATGTTGGGGAAGTTCCAGTTCCACAAAATCAACAAGAATCTGAAACACGGCACATAACATAATCGAATCACGATCATGCCATTGCCATACACGAATGTCTGGAT